GGCGGCCGCCGCACCTGCTTCTAAACGAATAATGTATGCGGTTGTCATATATGGTTGTAGGTTTGTGTGTCCTTCACCACCACCCACACTAGTACTTGTTCCAGTTCCCGACACATTACCACTACCAGTGATTGTAGACTGTGTTGATGGACCGTTGGGATATACTGCTCCCCAAGTGCTGGTGCTTGTTGCGGCGGGGTGAGTATAAAAGTCCGCAGGTGATTGGTTTTGAACATGTTCTGTTTTTAATTTACCTGCCATAGTGCTTGCACTGATTGAAATTGTTGTGCTATGAGTGTGTGCAGGTAATTGTGTTTCGCTTAATATTACCTCATCAACACCGCCAATTTGTGCAAGTTGATACTCAACACCAGATGCATATTCACCACCACCAATCATAACCCTACCTCTAAGGTCTGGTTTCTTTACACTCGTTATTGTGGCATTTGTTGGAATAGAAAAGTTAACCGTTGTTGATGTACCCGCCATTGTGTATGTTACAGTTACATCTTCAATCGTATTAAACTTTCTGGTGTGGGGAATGTTTCCATCCATATGCTGTACATCAAGAACAGCAGTTCTTGTATCATTGTTCCATGATAGTAGAGTTCCAGTAACACTTAAATCTGAATCAACTTGAGAAAAGGTAGCAGAATCTACATCTGTTAAATCTACTGTTGACTCGTTTGAGAAAACAACTGTTTGGTGGAAACCATATCTTCTACCAACTCGATTATAATAATCTCCGTATGTGTTTACAGAAACTGCTTTTCCATCACATTCAGACCATGTTGCAGGAATATCTGAAGTAAGTCCTGCGTATGGTAAAATTGTTCCGACTGGTTGAACACCATCTAGACTTACAGTTGATTTACCACCAATAACTGTTCCAATATATCCAGATACAAGGGCACGATTACCATCTTGTCTAACCAACATAGGTTTAATAACAGAACCACCATCAGTGGGAGGAACTGATACCAGTTTACCTGACTCACTATCTGATAAGAAGAATACATCATTTGCACCACCCGTTACACCATACGATTCCTCAAAGTTACCAGTTTCAATTTCACCCTGATACACAACGACAAATTCATCAGAGGAAATAACCTCTTCAATAACACCAACTGCTTCGGCGTTTTCTGGAGTGTCTGCCATAGCACCAGTCCATCCATTACCACTGATTAAGTCATAACGAACGGCCTGTCCTGCAACAAATCCGTGACTTGTTTGTGTGTGGGCATTACGAATGGACTTACCATCACCGGCGGCCGCTACTAGTTTAAATGCACTATATCCCATTTATATTCTTCTCCAAATGTATTTATATCTCTGCATCTGCTGTCCAATACCAAGTTGAATCAATTGGGTTACTAGTATGGTCATTTGTTCGCATCGAGAAAAAAGTAACTCCAGTATCAGATACACCAGTAAGTGCATCTACTTCAACATTATCATCTGGGGAGGGAAGTGCATCAAACACATTTCCTCTTTCACCATCTTTTGGACTATAAATGAGAACTTCAGGAACTGCTCTCATGGTGCCTTTGTATCTGAAACTAGGACCACCTGACCCTTGCCATTCTTCTTTCAAACATCCAGGCGTACTCCAGTACTCAAAAAGTTCAGTAGTAACAGCATCATCCTTAACCTCTGTTGTACTATTGAAACCACCTAAGGCCGCATCATCACTTCCAGGCGGTAAGTGTTGAGGAATCGATTTCTGGAAATATCTTTCACACCTTTGAAGTGTAATTTCCTTTGGAAGACTTTCAAATTGTGTTGCACGCCTTCCTCTTTCAAGTTGAACTTGTGCAAAATGCATCTCACCATGCCAACCAACAGTTGTTGTAGAATCAGGACGAAGGTCCAATTGCCAGAATCCTTTCCCTGCGGTGACACCTCGTCCCTTTTGGTCTAGTTGTCCTTTAATTGAAGGAACAGTATATGTGTGTTTATATTTTTGCCAATCTTCGGTCACAACAAATGTAGGACCTGTAAGACCTAATGATGTAAACTTAAATCCAAGTTCCGAACCATGTAGTGGTGAACCTTCGAAAGCGTCACTTGTGGCATCGGTGTTTGCGAGGTTTGAACCCACACCATCTGAAAATGCTGAAAGATTTGCTTTTATTCTGTCTACTGTTGATGTTCCAGAAAAATCTACATCTGATAATTTTCTATAATAAAAACTTAGTGTAATACTTTCATCATCAAAAGTTGTAACATCTTCAATTCTTTGAGAAAGTGCTTGGTCGTTTCCTGCGACAGATACATTATGTTTTAAATAATATTTAGCAGATGCCGCTCCAGATGGAAGTGTCGTTGTCGAGGAATTATAATCAAATATTCCCCGTGTTATAGCATATGTATCGCTCGACCTGTTGGTAATTTTCCAACGGTCACATGTGTATGCCTGGTCTTTGATGATATCAGCATCTGCTTGTGCCCCACCTCTTTGTCCAAGAGGAGAAACATATGGGTTTGCCCTTACCTGCTCTAAAGATGCAAGAGAGTTTGTGAGTGTACCCGTGATTGTATTGTCATTACCAAATGTGTTTCCTCTCTGCCACACATCAAAGTTACCATTGATGAGACTGTTTCGATAAACACCAAATGGTTTTGGAATAAGAACAGTTGGGTCGTCTACATAGAATCCTTCGCAATCTATTCTAATTGAATAGTCGTAAACTCCTTCGCCCTCCGTTTCATTGAAGTAACTCGCAACGGCAAGCATGATATGAGAACCATCAGTGTCTGGGTCGATTGGAAGAACAACCGTAACTTGTTCTTCTTCTTCGTTATTCACGGCACTTGGGTCAAGGGAACTTATAAAGTTATCCACTGTCAACCAATTTTCATCGTTTGACACAAACCTATCTTCATCATACTTATCTGCCCACATGAATAGTTGCGTATTAGCCCCCGTGTTCATATTATGATGAATTCTAAGTTGTATAAATTTAGCATCTTGAGGAATACTAACTCTACTATTGGGTAATCCAAATCCAGTTTTGGATTTGTGGTCTGCGTCAATTTCGCCGATTGGATTGCCTACATTATCAATAGCGTCATACTGAGTTGAAACAGGCCAACCCTGACTATTATATTCGTCTAATGCTCTTGAACCTGTGTAGTAGTTACCATTACCAGAGTCGTAAAGAGCGGCAAGGTCTGCACCTGTTTGTGTATTGGGGTCCCAAATCCCTGTATTTGCTCCACCAAACGAATATTTTTGAACTGGTTTTGAAGCAATATTTCCATCAATTGCTATATGATAAGCACACACATGTGTGTTGGTTAGAAAATGACCAATGGGTAAGTTTGGATGGTAGGGGTTAGGAATCTTACTGATATCATATCCAGATATAATTGGATGAATCTCGTCACTACGAGTATTTCCAAAACCCACATTTTTGAAGAAACCAATAAACTTTCGAACAGGTTTAAAGGTCAATCCCTCTAACTCAGGTTTATCAGTTTCTTCAACACCACTTACAACATTACCACGATAACCAAGAACATACCCAGAAGAACTGGTTGTTGCATTTATCATCGGTTTTTCAACAGAACCTATTGAATTTGGTGGAGTCAAAGTCAAACTTGCGGCAGTTGTGCTTCCTGCACTATTAGCAGAGAGATAATAAACTGCACCTGCACTTAAACCATCTCCTTGTATTAACCCACCAACACCAGTAATATATCCTGCTGAAGCAATTTTAAATTTGTTTTCATCATCACCAACTGGTGTTTGTATAACAATACCAACTGTCTCTGCTTCCCTCTCACTGTTTGCTTGTGCTTTGGTATAACTTCCGCCAGTGACGCCCATATCATATCGAATAACATCACCAACTTTAAAGGTGTGTCCAATTTGTTCAATTGTAACTTGATTACTTTGTCCCGCCGCGGCCTGTTGTACAGCATCTACAATTTCACCACCAATATAATTTGTTATTAGTGCTTTGTTTCCTTCGAGTGCCACAATGATTGGTTTTCGAATGTTACCTGCGGCCTGTGGCGCTCCACCATTCAGATGACCAGGACTTGTAGTATCAAGGAAGTATGCGTGACCTGGGGATAATTCTGTTACTCCTGTTGGGAGAACTCCAGAAAAGTCTCCTTCAATCTCGCCACTAAACTGAATATCAAAAGTTGTTCCACTAATCACATTCGATACAACACCAATAATTTCTGATGCTTCTTTTGATGTTGCGATGCCAGCAGTGTAACCATTCCCATCAACTCTTTGGTATACTGCCATACCAAAGGTAAGACCGTGATTTGCTTGAGATATTCTCTTGTGATGTCCACCTTTAAGGAATCGTACTCGGCCATCATCCGAAACTCTAAAGATTTCAGTGGTTGCACCTGCAATACTACTTGCACTTAGACCACTATATTTGAATACAATATCTTTATAGTTTCCAGTAGAACCCGCAGGGAAAACATTATCACGATTTGCAAATGATACTTCAAGTGCTTCGCTTCCCGCAGTATTTCCAATAAGAACTCTCTGGTCACCCGAAAGAAGTCTCTTTCCTTCTTTGATTAGAACATGTTCGCTACTCTTCCAGTAGTTATCATCAAGGTTGTTAATTCCTTCTGGGGCAACAACGGTATACAACCAAGAAGCAGTTACACCTGTTGGGGATTCCTTTACCTTAATCAGTAAACCACCACCACCGGCAGTACTAATTCCTGCGGGAGTGGCGCCTTCAGCAGTTGCACCAAGAACAATATTCCAATCATCGATTGTGAGTTCTCTTGAGTTTACTGTGGTGACTGGACCATTAAACACCACAGAACCGTCAAAGTTCATGTTCTTCTTTACAGTGCTGTCTATTTCAATATTCAGTACACCAGAAGAATCTGTACCGGCAGAAATACCATCACCAGTCGTTCCAATGCTGTACATCTTCAAGCGATTTAACTTATCAATAATATCTCGGTTCGTTAGTGTGAACCACTCATTGAATGTGTCGCTGAGAACTAGGTCAGGAATTTGATATGTATTAAATTGTGGTCCAGTTGCTACCATTTTTTACTTTCGCTCCAATAGTTCTTTTAACATGTTTTTAATCTCTGAAACATCACTCTTTATGATATTTATTTCTTTTGAATTTCTTTCTATCTGTTCTTTTGATTCTTTTTCTTTTTTATGAACATTAAATGCGGCAGAATCGATATTGAAAATTGCTCCACTGCTAGGGTCTCGAACAAGATTTGGTTTATTATGAATAGGTCTCATATTTATTCTCAATCTAGTGCAAGGACTCTTAAATCTCTAACGACTGGAGGGACATCTTGTTCTCCAAACAAACAAATCTTAATAACGAACGATGTTATATTAGAAACGGCAACATCTTCATAATCATCACTCGATAACCTATATTCTACTTCTCTAAAATCAAAATTACTAGTAGACACAAAACTATCACCAGAAGTTTGCATTTCGACATATGGTAAATAGTCCATATTTTCGTTGCTTCCGTAACTTGTATATTTTGCAAAAATCTTAATATCCGAACCAGTTGGTTTATACACATCCAACAATACTCTCAAATCACTTGCTGACATTCCATCAGGCAAAGATACTCTTCGAGTTATATATCTTGCTCGTGCGGCATCAAGTCCAGAAACCGTTGGAAGTTTTTCATTTATTATTCTTGTTCCTGTAAACTCATTTATACTATTTTCTACACAAGTTATATTCATCAACTTAGAGTCAATAACAGGAGAAATTGCAGTAGTTGTTGGTGAATATTTTAAGGTGCTAGTCAAAGTAAAGTCTGCTTCAGATTTACGAATAGTTTTAAGTGGGACTTCTGCGCCTTTTGATATATTTTGATTTAAAACCACATCGAAGGAGTTTGCGTTTTGTATACTTACACTATGGTCCATCAATTCTTCTGATGGGTTTATTGTGTGAGTATTAATTCTGAATGTATCACATTCCATTTTTCTTGCGGAGATTGGTCCAGAAAGATTATGGTTTTTAAATATTACCGTTGCGTTAGATGCTTCAAACTCACAACGATTAATTTTAAACATCAAATCTGTGGTTAAATCTATGGTTGACACACTTTCGTTTTGTGGGTGGAATAATGAACCAGTATATGGGTCAGATGTAATTCTGTTCTGTGTTCCCATATTATTTTCCCCAATAGTGGCGGCATACAATTCATATTCATCACTGTTTGCAGACAAAACAAATGCGTAGTCTCCACCCTCCAGATATATTGGAGATGAGAATTTGAAATTAGTTTTCGTTGTGGGCATTTCTTCATCAACATTTACCTCAGATGAAAGTTTTACAACTTCAGATAGAGGGACTATGGTAGATGAGTGTGGATATCCATCAACGACTGGTCTAATTTGTAAAGTGACTGGGAGATTTTCATCTTTGCTTGCAAAGTAAAGGTCTACACTGTGCAAGAACACACCAGATGGATATTGATTGGAGTCTACTGTGAATGTTTGTGCAAGTGGGTCGACCCATAAACTATTTTTACGAGTGTTTAGTGTGTAATGTCTGCTGAATACATTACTTGCTATATTTTCAGAAGAAACGGATTGTCTTCTTATAACTGCTGGTCTTGTAGATACAACATTTGAACCTGCCCTTTGCGGTAAAATACCAGTTGCGTGATATACTGCTTCTGCTGATGTTACCGCGCCCTCTGCATTGTTGTTTGATTCATCCGTAAGTCTGAAGAGTTTTTGTCCAGTTGTAAATGTTCCTGATGGAATAGCAAACTGTAGATTTACTATAGAACCATTTGAGTCGGTTGTAATTGTTCCACCCAATGAACCTCCACTTGGAGTGCAGTGTTCTGAAACATTTTCTTCATCAAAGAATGCATGAAGTGTTGTGTTTGGTTTTAGACCGTGTGCATTTATAGTGAGTGTTTTAGGTCTTATAAACGGAACAATACTAACATCAACAATTTTATTGTTTACTTGTTTTTTAAGTTTGTGTGGTAAACTTCGTACCCTAACACCAGTTCTTGTTTTTGCTTCACCAATAGTTGGTGCTGTTCTTGAAATTAGGTGTGTATTGTTTTCTCTAAGTGTTTGAATGTTAAACTGTTTATTTGATACACTTGGTGATTCAATGAAATCTTTACCGTCTGTGTTAAATATATCACTTTCATTGACTTCAATACCACACCATAAACTTTCCCAATGATTCCATTGAGAACCCCATCCCTTAGAATTTAGTGCTTTAAGGTCTAAAGTTTCTTCTGAACCAACAGAAGTGTCATCATAATTGGCAACTTTCCAGTTGTCGTGTTCCCCACGAACATTAATTTTCACTACTGGTCTATAATCCACATCGAACCAAGTATCGCAAGGTGGGTCTAATGTTAAAGTACCAAGAAAATCAACAAGATTAAACGGATTAATTTTCAATGTTTTGCTTGCTGAGGTTTGACTAACGAAACTAATAGGATTATCATCATCATAGTTCAATGTAATCAAACCATCTGAAGATTGCTTATATCCCAAACTACCTGCTGTCAGACCCAAATCAATATTTTCAAAATGGAATGATGGTCTTAATTCACCCTCTTCTATGTCAATAGAAGCAACAAAGTCATTATCAGAAATGTCTGCAAACGAATAATTTTTAAAGTTGTCTACAACAACCCCCTTCTTAAAAGCAACTGAAGAACCATCATATGAGAGAATATTTCTTCCCTCAGTATTGCTTTCAAGTTCTGATAATGTAGAATAGTATTCGATATTAGATATTCGTTTATCAAGATTGCCGATATCAGACATAGTATATCGTTGATTATTGATTAATTGAACTCTAACATCTTCAGCATTGTGAGTGTATGGAGGAACAGATAAAATATACAAAGATAAAGAATCTTCTCTGTCATTTGGTGCTTTTGGATTTAACGAGGGAACGCCTTTTATTATCTCAAAAGCATGGTCTTCTTCATTTATAGTTTTCTTTAAAACAATCTTATCAATTCTTGGGAGATAATATTCATGAGATTCAAAGATTACATCACTTGAAAGAACACCTGTTCTTGGGAATCCACCACCAACAAGTGGGGCATCTTGTTCAACTGCCCCATCAATTCTAGTCAAACGAGATGGTCTAAAGTCCAAAACATTTGCGAGGGACACAACTTTGTTGGTATCGGTTATTGTGTATAGAGGAATATCAACTAAATCAAAACCCTGTGCAGTGTAGGAATCTACTGTAAAGGGTTGTCCAGAACCAGTATGTTCAAAGAAATCGTAATTGATATTAAGAGTGGTTACTACAGAACCATCCGCATCATAGTAATTTGCAACTTTGTCTGGTTTGATATACAAACGACCATAATCGTACCTATCATCTCTTTGACCATTATCAAATATAAAGTCAGACCTTCTATCGACATCTGTTCCTGAAGCATTACCGGCAGTTCCACCAGTAAGTCCATTTATTCTATAGATGTCTGCGTGTGGAAGAATAAAGTAATGTCCAGTATCATCTACTTGAACACCATCGTTTGCTCCATCTACAGCAATACCGCTATAGTCAAAGTTCGTAAGTGTTTTATTTCTTCTTAGATATGTTCCAACACCATCATCATTTGCATCTCGAACTCTTACGGTGGCAACAAGAGTATAAACATCATCGTCATCTAATACTCTAAGGTTATCATCTGCTGAAGGAACTATTCCAGAAATTCTTAAAGTCTTCTTTCCATCTGTTAATGAAACTGTATATTGTTCCTCTGTTAAATCTATAATATAACCTGATTGTGTTGACACCAAGAAGTAATTGTATCGAAGAGTTACATTGCTTAGAACTTCGTTGCCAAGGTCGTCAGCAACACCCTCCCCCATAAAAGTGGTGTCGCCTATCGTTGAAAATATAAGTTCTGTGTCACCAAGTCCTAAGTTGGAGGTTAAAACATCTGACCTTGTGTATTCGAGAGTCCTTACACTCTTAACGAGTGGACCTTCTGGAATCGGCAAGATGAATGTACTGCTTCCTTTAAGACCATCGGGGTCAATTGGGTGGTGTGCCCAACTACATCCGGCCGCTTCTCTTGATTCTGGTAAAGTCCAATTTAATTCATCTGGATGTATTCCAGCAAACAATGCTTTATATCTGTTGTCATGTGGTAGAGGACTTCCTGTTGTTTCATCATAACCCCAGTTGTATTGATATTCTCCGTTTCTATCAGCAACACGGCCATCGCTGTGGCTGTTAGCAGTGGGATATTCAGAATTGTTGGCGTCTTGAGGAACACCAATATTAGTATTCTCGGTGGTAACAGCATATGTGTTTAGTGTGCCAGGGTCTATATCAGTAACACTAATCAGTGCTACATCTTCAATTCGGTGTCCAACCCAACTAAACACCGCCTGAGGTCTAACATCGTCTCGAATGTTTCCGTGGTGATTTGGTTTAAACATCTCTATATCATAAAGATAAATTCTATATGATGTATTTTCAGTGGCACCTATTTTTGGTTGTATTGTAAAAGTTTCAACCCCATCTGCAACCACTGCTCTTATTTTTGCTCTCCCAATGACAGGTGCAACATCAACAAACGATTTATCAGATGCCGCATTATCTCCAACCCCGTCAGTAGAAGAAGTGATTTGTTGCATATGTCTATCACCACCCCAAGGAACACCATTGGGGTGTGATTCAAAGAATAATGGGTAGCGGCGTTCTTGTACATCACTATTTGGGTCGATATTGCCTGGACCACCAAAATCATCAAACTGAGACGCAATCAGTTGGTCAGACACATTATAATCGTAATGTGGTAGTCGTCCGTGAAGATTTACTTCAGTTCCGTTTGCAATAACATCTGCTAGTTTTGAACCAAGACCAATACTGTTAAAATAGTCATCCTGAACCGCAGTGGCCGCATCAAATGTTCTATTAAAGAGTGCTGATACTGGCCAAGCACCAGAAATGTATGTTCCAAGATTTCCTTCAATCTCTGCACTTCTTGATGTTTCTGTTGTTCTTGCCTTGTCTAAATCAAGGAAGTGTGTCTTCTGTGTCTCATATTCATGTCCATGAACATATGCTTTGCCAGGTTCGATACCAACTGCTACTTTTGCTTCGTCTCCACTGGTGCCCGAGTATACACCCCGATTTGTCCCATCGTTAATATGTTCTCTCACATCAATTCCAAAAGGAGTTACAGTATAAGAACCAGATTCATCATAGGTTCGTCTTGCAAGAGTCTTCTCAAGTTCCGCATATTCTGTCTTTAAAATTCTTTTTGTTGGAAGACCGTTTTCATAACGAACAACTTCAATAAAATCTTTTGCGATTGTACTCTCTTGAGAAAGTTTAAGATTTATTAAATATCTGTCAGCACCCGGCGCATTGTAATTATAAGAACCGCTTGCGGGGTCTCTCAGAGTCAAATCTTGAGAATCTGATATTGAAGTTTTGTTTAAATTAAATCCTACATTTGTTGTTGGGTCTACAAAATTTCTTACCGTTGACGAGTCACCAGATAGACCAAACGGACAAAATCTTTGCATATCATTTTTTACGAAGTGACCATCAACATAAAAGATACCATCACTTACCGATACAATATTTGATTCACCAGAAAGACCATTTGAACCAAGAACTGAAGTTGCGTCCGTTGAGGTGGATGATACACTTGCAAATGTTCCGTTCCAAACTGCGCCTGGATATGATGATGTGAAGTTACTACCTTCCAAGAAACTCGAACCACTCAAGAAGGTAATAAAGAGAATTTTGTAATTGTCGTCCCCAGAATATGAATCAATCGCATGAACAACCTTTGCCCTTGTGGTTGTTCCAACCTGAGTAATTTCATATCCTATAAGTTGGTCAAGTGGTATATTATTACCATCGGTGTCCGCTACTTGAACTCGTTGATAGCGAATCTTTGTAGTAGCAATTTCTGCACCATATACTTTACTTCCATCTTTGAATATATGATTACCAAAACGCTCTATTTGGTTTTGAAGAATAGTTTGAAGTTGTGTGAGTTCTCTTGCTTGAACGGCATAACCAGGCCTGAACAAGACTTTAAGAAACTTCTTTGTCTCATCATAGTCATCAAAATATGGAGTTATATTGAAAACTGTTGGGTCATATGCCGGCATAAAACATTATACTCCTCGTAAGTATCAAAATCCGATTAAGATTTTAAATTCTTCCCTTTGTTCTAGGTTTCTTTTAATGGGTCTTATATTCTGTATGTATATAACTTCTCCAGACCCCACGACAAGTTCTGGAACTTCTATCTTAGTAATTGTATTTTCTCCCCCACCAACATAAGAACCTCCTGTCCAAGAACCCACCACATTTGTTAGATACAACGCTCCAGTAGTACCACTAGTATACTCCCAATTTACAATATCTGCTGTTGTTTTTGTTAGGGTGCCTGTAGTTGAACCACCATCTTGTTGTGTGAACCCCGCATCTGTCGAAAATGTACTTGTGGACAAAGCAGAACCCGAAACTGTTAATTTATGTCTTTGGTCATACACTGGATTTTTATCATAATAATCCACCAGTTTATTAATTGATTTAATTCTACCATAATCTTGAGTGTTTCCTGCTATGGTTTGTAGAGAAAAGAATCCAGTTGAACCAGAGTTAAACTTCTTAACAAGTTCTCCACCCTCTGGACCAAAGTCAAAGAATGGAGGACCATAACCCGCACCAGAATCTGCACCAGTTATTCCACCAGTTGTTCCAGAAAAACTATTTTCTCGAACCTCAATGATAAGTTCGTTTATGCTGTTATCCCATGTTTTTACTCTACCAACAGCAGTGTTTGCTGTTCCCCCACTTTCTTGAGTAACGGTTTCCCCTATGGTAAAATTACCACTACCCAGACTATCATCTACATTTACTCGAATTATATTTTTTTCCGTATTGGGACCAGAAAATCCACCTTTAATATCGGTAACTTGCAACAAACCATCCCCGTCACCTGATTGTTTCCAATCTACTACTCTCCCGACCGATAATGTTGAAGAACCTAAAACATAATCGTTGACTTTAAAGTTTCCAGTATCATTGGAATAATCATAGTCAGAATCCATAATATTATATGGTTTTGTTATAACCAATTCAGTTATGCGGTCAAATTCAGTACCTGCGATTGTTCCCTCGTTAGGTCCAGTTGCTATAATTGGATTTTTAATAATACCAAATTGTCTAAAATCATTATTGACTTCAAATTCACCACTCTCGTCTCCGTGAGTTTTAAGGGAAATTAATATATTAGAGGCCTCAAGTTCTTTAATTGGATTCGAACCGTGTCCATCATATGGGGATATCTGTAAATCAATCTCTGAATCCGTGCTACCAGATGACCTTGATGTTGCTATCGTTGCGGTTGCATATTGGTAGTCACGGCCTATATCTAAAATCTTTAAATCTTTTATAGTTTTATTGCTATTCATTGTTGGAACTATTTTAGAACCAACACCATCACCACTCACTATAATTTCTGGTAAAATTAAATAGGTGGTTTCGACATCACTGAGGTCAACATCTAAATTTTCTCGTAGTGTAGCGATTCTAGAAGAACCATCATAATCTACTATTCTTTTTACTTGTCCAATTTCATTACCACGGCCACCATCGATATAAAGAACATAATTGTTGTAAGTATCATCAATAGAAGATGCGGCAGAATTTAAGACAACTTGATTTTGTCCTTTTTGATTTTGTGCCCCCATCCTCTCTCCAATTATTCTTGATTGGAGTGTTGCAGAACTATAGACAGAATCACCCGTTGTTGAAATTCTAACTTCATCAATCGACCCTTTCACAGAACTGGTCTGAACCGTCCATTGTCTTGACCTCTCATCGTCTGGTTGTGATTCGTCTTTGATATATTCTACAGGCAACCACTCTTTTGTCATAAATCTATCTAAACGCTCACTAAGTGTATAAAGAAACTTCCAACGATAACCATCATCTGTGGTTAAAATTTCTGAACCTGTTCCTTCTGGTTTAGTTGTTGACTGGGAATTTGCGTTGTTGTAGATACATTTATATACATTGTTGTCTTCAGTTAAAACATAAAACTTTGTTGTGGTGGAAAATAAATCGGTGTCATCATCATATTGTGAATATACCGTACCAGAAGTCCAATCATATCGGGGTACAACAAAACACAAATCGGACTCATCGATTTTCTTTAATACTAAGGCATTCCTCCAACTATAGTTGGAGTGGTATGTGGAGTCTGTGGATGCATCTGGACTATTTTCATTAGACCATGGTGAAACTTTACCAATAAACAAATGAAATTGGTCATTAGAACTCTTTTCGAATTGAGAGTAGAAAGTCTCAGCGAAATGAGTCGAGAATCGGTTTCTATATGCATCGTTTGCCATAATACTATGTATCTCCGTTTACCAAGTAAATCCACCAAGAGTTTCATTGATATTACTATAAGTTGTTCCGTGAGGTGAACTATAATTCGAATCCACAGGACCATAGTATGGGTCACCTTCACTGCCTGGGTTTGAGTGGAAATGGAATCCAAATGGTAGTTCAATAAAGTTACCAATAGTTATTCCACCAAAACTAGTTCCTGCGGCAATATCATCAAGATTTCTTGCATTTGGATGGTGATAGATTTCCCAGAAACTATAACCATAATATTGTGCGCCTGTTGGTCCATCACCCGCACCACCTGCTTGATGATTTGTATCCGCAGAGAAACCTGCACTTGGTCCTCCTGCACCCGCAGTACCGAGAGGGAAGTCGCCAGGGTAGTGAGATGTGTAACCACCTTCGGGTACTGTTGCGAATGTCATTCCACGAAGTCCAACGGTAAAATTAGTTCCTGTTGGACCTGTTGCAACTATAGGATTATAACCGAGCGGATATAAGTCTCCCTCTTCACCCAACCAAAATCCACCACTCACCCCATCAGGTCCTTTTCTGTCGTTAGACCTCAAATCAAAAGTAGTCCCAAAGGTATATGGTGTATAATGTCCAATGAGTGGAACTTCGTGTCTTTGGAATTGACTGTGAAATGGTAAGTCTTGTTCTGCCGCTCTAAAGATTGCAACATCACCAAACATTTTTAATCCAGCAGGGTGAACTATATTCTTTATAATATCACGATATTTTTCAATCGCCATTTCTGCTTTAATGACATATGAATAATCTTGATAGTAATCTCCGTCTTGAATTCTCTTATTTGAACTTAACTTACCATCATTTCCTACATAAAACCCAACATACTCATTTAGTGTTTTTGGTTTTGCTTTCAATACCGCCCCAGAACCAGATGAAGAATTTACCGAACAGAAAAAATCACTCATGTAATTCACACCGAAGTTTTCTATTTTTAATGACACTATCTTTCCATCTCTATCGATTTTATTTACAAGTGCCTTTGCTCCAAATCCTCCCAATGAACCAGTTCCGCCGGTAAATCCACTTTTAAATTCAACTGAATCACCAACTGTGTAACTTTTACCGCCATCGAATATTTCAAATTCCCCAATTCCATTATAAACTTTTTCCTCTAGTCTTATATCGGTCGCTAAGTCACAATATATTTTTCGGTTTCGAGTAAAAGAACCACTTATACTACTAAGATACAACTCGGTTATTTCTATAGGACCAATTGAGTATTGCGTAACCTTGTCCACTGTTGCTCTTGATTTTTCAACTAAAGAATTTTCTTCATATTGAAATACCTCTCGATTTTTCATTTTGAAGTTATCTGTTCCGTTTGTGGTTGTAATTTTTATAGTTTTTTCTTCTGTCCATTTACCATCTGATACTTTTAGTATATCTGTTTTTGGATAATAGAAATCAACAATTGCATCGTAAAGAATTCTGAAAAGAAACTCATATGATTTCTCAGTTCCCTTTGCTTCATAAAAATCTCGTATGTTTTTAATTATAGTTTTTTTATCAACAATGTTACCAGAGGAATCAGATGCTAATTCAATTGGGAATTTATTCAGGTATTCGCTCTTAAAGAAGTCGATATAATCATCAATTGTATCATCGATATCAGACAATCCCTTTAATTGTGACATCATACTATAACCACTGTTTTTACTTTCCAACCATTCATAATATGCTTCAATAAATGATAAAAATTTTGGATGGTCGGCGGGGATAAAATCTGGAAGTTGTCCTTCAACAAAAGAAGAAATCTTAGGCACAACGCTGTCTTTTTCTGGTAATACATACTTATCAAAATCTGTATGGGAGACATAGTTCTCAAAGATAATATCTTGAGGACGGTCTTTTACATTTAATGAAAGTAGTGTCGTTAACATATAGTGCTATCTTTTAATATGAAGATGATGTTCCAGATGAAGATGATGTTCCAGATGAAGATGATGTGGTTGACTGTGACGCAGATACAGAGGAAGCAACTGAACCAACTGCGGATATTGAATCGCTTGTAAATATTGAAGTTTTTATTGATTCACTGTCGTTTCTGTCGATTAAAAGTATATCTCTTTTTGATGCGATAATATCTAAAGTTCTTGGTTTTGCATTTATCTTTATGAAAGATTGTCCCTCTAACTGATTTGGAGCAAACGAAGTTAAAGTCACCAATCCTGTATCATAATTTACAGTTCCTATATTTTCTTGGAAAATTACTTTAATACTTCCACTGAATTCATACAATTGAATACGACCAAACCCATCATCTTCCATGTACGCTGTAGTCGTTTCTCCTGTCTTTTTCTTGTAAAGGAACGCATCACTTCGGATTGTTCCTGGCATATGTCCATCATGGGGATGTTCTAATGCATTGTTAAATTTAATATCATATGTGGACGAAACACCAAACAAAGGACTCAACCGCTTCTGCATGGTTACAATAGACCTGTTGTTTGTAACAGATATATCAATTCTATTTAATTTGGTTGTAAACACACTGTATAAAAAGTTATTGGTAAACTTTTCTAAATCGTTATCAGCATAAGACAAAATTTGTATCTTTGCAAGTGCCTCTATTTCTGCACTTGATAGTTTTGTTTTTGCTGGGTCATAATATATCTGAGAATCTACCAACAGATAAATGTAATCAGGGTCTACAACTTCGGGGATGATGGTCACAAGACTTTTATTCTTAATATAAGTATCAACAATTGATTTCTTTTCACCTTCACTAATCATAGTTCCAGTTTGTGGTTTGATTGCAACAAAAACCTTTCCATACTGGGGTGGGTCATTGTCCTCTCCACCCCAAACATAGATGGATTCTACATTGCTATAATCTTTCTTTATGTTTGTGGTGTAGTCATCCACAGTAACAGACCTGTTCTGTGATTGATATGCCTTAGGAGCATAGAATCTAACCGATTCTGTATTTTCCTTTGCACCGCCACCCACTGCTTTCTGTTTTACAATAACACTTGCTCCACCAGAACCAGACATTGTAAATGCTCTTGTTGAAGTAGAATCGTTACTACCAGTGTCGTTCGCATCTGGACCGTTTGTTTCGAAATATTCTATCATTACAAGATTACCATCAGAAACTTTTTGACCCACAATACCATCACCGAAGTAAATTTCATAATAACCATTTTCTATTTCTTGAACCCAATAAGCATAGGATGTGTTGGTTATGTCCAAGATGTTATCAGCGAGTGTCCATTCGTTTAAATAACCAGTTGTGTCTGTGACAGATGTTTGTACCCTAATATTCAACAATTGAGTATCAACTGTCTTGCTTGGAATTATAAATTTCTGCGAAGCATCTGATGAGTCCACAACATAAGTGTAATTCTTGTAAGAACCTTCATATATTTCTACATTTTCGGCAGTGAATCCGTTAATAGTATGAGCAGAAGGATTCGTGAATGTAAATGAACTTCCATCGACACCTCTAGCAGTAAAAATACTTCTAGCAGGAACTACAGCATCTGTTTGTGCTGATGGGTATGAGATATCCACTGTTGCCTTTGCGGCACTGAAAGATGATGGAATATAACCTAAATGTTTTGCACGAGAAACTACAGATGGCCGAGTCACAGCAGTATCAAGGAACATTTCATTTGCAACCATGTTTGCATAAAATGCTTGGTAGTGTGTGTTGTATGCAAGGATGTCCAAAAGATGTGAAAGAGCAGAACCCTCAAAATCATAGTCGGTGAAAGTGGGTAGTGACTTTAAATAGTCTTTTAAACTTTCCTTAATACCATCAAAGTCTAAACTGGTTAATGGTGTATCAATTGGTGAATCTGTTGCCATGGTTTACCTCAGTCTTTGCAATGCTGTGTTTAATGTTATCGTTTCTGTCTGGTTTACAATTGTAAAAATAATAGAACACTCAAATGCATTCTTGTCAGGAAAAGCATAAACCTGAACATCAATCAGGTTTACTCTTGGTTCAAATTGAGAAATCAAATCCTTAATGTTTGACTGTATCAAAGATGCGGTAATTGGTGTCACATTTTCAAACAACAGTCTTCGTAATCTAGAATTAATTTCTGGTCTAAATGGTCTTTCATATTTCGATGTAAATATGAGATTTTTGAGAGACCTCTTAATTGCTTCGGCATCAAATTTACGAACGACATCCTTTGTGATTGGATGTCTGTCAAAGTTCATATCCAAATCAACAAATCTATTATCGTTCGACCTATTTCTTTTATATGCCATATTGTTTTTATTTATGCCTCGTTCTTATCATGTTTATGACTTAACATTACAGAAATTAATCTTCTTGCATTGATTATATCACTCTTAATCTTCTCTTCATCAATATCATCTGTCTTCGACCAACTGCACCACTCGGACGAAAGATATCCAATAGTAAGAGTGTCCATCTCATCTTTAATCGGAATCATAGAAAATGCCAAAACATGATTATAATCTAAATATCTCTTAAAGTTCGACTCCGGCATTTCGCCTACCATAATCAAATGTGCATCATCCTTTGCGACATGTTTTAACATTTCTGTGTATCTTGTTAGAAGGACATCTTGCTGATTGTTGATAGTGGAAGAAACTCCCATTGCAATTGACTCATGTGTTGTGGAGAATCTCTGCATTCCTGTTCCGTTATAATACTTTCCTCCATTATGAAACTGAACAATACTAGTTCTTGCAGAATCATGATTCAATCGGAGTTCCGTAAGAATTTCATGAACCTGTGTGTGAATCTTCTCAAACTCAACTTGATTTCTAACCTTCTTCTTTTTCTTATGTCGTTTTAAAATAGTAGTAAGTGCCATAGCACCACCCCCAATGAGGGCGACTAACGCGGCACCAACTTCAACCCAAATTATACTATCTGACATAAACTCTCTCTACTTTCTCTCTAATATGTATTCTAAAAGGTGCCGCCATCACACATAGAAGGCATTAATCCTTTGTCCGCAATGTACTGAAATCCTGATTTTTTATTTGACGGTTCTAATCCCGATGTATCTCTTGTTGCAATATAAACTTTGTTGTTGTATTCTACGATATCATTTTTCTTGTATGATTTTTTTGTTGATGTTGATTGACCTCTCGGAGCATTTTCAAACTTACTGTAACTTCCTATCCAGTTAAAATCACTGTTACTACGAACAGCATTGCGAGGGACACCAAATTGGTCAAGATACTTTTGCTTTTTCCAATCTGGCCATGCATCGTCCCACTCATCACGAGGGTCAACACTCTTTAATATACACTCGGGCGCACAGCATGTTTCTTCATAGGACTCTATCATATCTTTGATTTTCTTATCAAAGTTGTTTGCATCTCGAAAACATTTCTCAAGAGCCCTTTCTGCATCACGAATCTCCCGTCTTAACTTATCACAAATTGGGTGAGTTGGTGCAAACACCTCACCAAATTTAGTAATACTCATATCACACCCTTGCTTTGCGGCCGCATCCTTGGCGATTATCAACAACATTTTATTGGTTAAACATATACACCTCATCGTGTGTGCGAGTGTTGGCATAAAATTAAGAATCGATGCAATAAAACAACATGCCGCAGCCAGTTCGGCATCTTCGTCCCACTCCCCATACCAGTTTGGTTCGAATTCCATGTCCGTACAATCACACGCTTCGGGAGCAAGAACATTGATGCATTTATTCCGTTCATCTATTAATTCTTTCGCCCGCCTTTCACATTCGTCAATTTCTCTTCGTAACTCTTCTATCTCATTTACGAAATCACTATTAGTAACATTTGCTCTTGCTTCACCAAATGTCCTGTCCAAAATGGGATACAAGTCTTCCTCATAATGTTCTATATCGTGTATTAATTCATTAATCGTTTCACCACCACGATTTTGGAAAAATGACTTCATTAGTTCTTCATTAGATTGCATCTGTGTAAAAATTGTAATTAATGAAGTAGACCTATTAATTAAAGACTGTCCCTTTTGTATAATTTCATCATTTGTCGCCTGATGTGCGTTACACAAATACTCTGGACGAACTCTTGCACCCCATTTTTTACAGAGATATTGTCCATCATCAAGTTCTTGATAAAAATGACAATTAGCACACTTTTGCTCACTGGGTGCGTATCTATATGTTTGTGGTAGTCTCAACGAGATGAGTGTTCCATCTTCTAGATGTCTCGGAGTTGGAGGAGGGACATATCTGAGAAGTTGATGGTATCCATCACAGTATTTGTTCATCACTTTTTGCAACTCGTCCGTCACACCTAATAACTCTTGAAGTTTCCTTTCCACTTCTCCGTGAAATTGTGTGACACCCATCACAAGACCATTGGGCATAAAGTATGTTGTGCCACCTAGTATATGTGTATGATAACCAAGAGTGTCCTCTCCCTCTCTAGCGACATTGGGAGTAGGACTTGCGTTTACTGCATCTTCTTTGTTTCTATAAAGAGGGAAGTAACCGTCTAATTGAATAGGCGGTGCAATCCCACCGTTTTTATATTCTTCTTGTTCTTGTCGAATTTTTTCTCTTGTTTGATTGACAGCATCTGCCGCCATCTGAGTCAAGTGGTGTATCATCTCATTATGAGGTTGTAACCCACAACACACCAATCCAAGAAATTGTCTTCTCCATTCATCTGGCCAACTTTGTGGTAATCCATACTCGTCTTTTGATTCTACACCCCACTCTGAATCAGGTCTTATATCTGGTGGCCATGAAATATCGACTGGGTATCCGTCTGGTTGTGGAAAATCTCTGAGACAGTCTCCACTGCCGGTTTTCAGATTAGGTTCATGTGGTTCAATTACGATATCACCTTCGTGAATTAACATCGAACCATCTTCACCAAACTCTATATTATTTTCTCTAAACCAATCATCCTGTATACTTTTCAAGTTTTCAATTCTTCTTAGAATTGGTGGTAAATTTAAAATAGGGTTTGGTGAATTAATTAAATTATCTGCAAGAGAACGAACATCCGATTCAAAAATTTCTGTAACTGGTTCGGATGCGGAGCGTTCATCAGGAGGACAACATGGTAGGTATGGATATAATTTAGAAAGAATAAGGTCTCTGTTTCCTTGAAGGAAACACTCAGCATTAATGTCATCACAGTCCTGATAATTGTCAGGTATAAACCATTCGGGGTCAAATGGTTCGTCCATTTCTCCAATTTCAGGACTAAAACATATTTCACAACCGCCTGCTGTAAGACCATGATACCACTCATCGACCGTGGTTGCAAGTGACAGGGGTGTGTAGTTTCCACAATCGCAGGGAATTTCTCTACCAAATTTAACTTCCCATATACACACAGGAAGAGAGTCCTCGCCCCACTGACCGTTCATCGGGTCTTGATTTTGTAGATACGGCGTCAAAGTGCCGCGCCAGAAGGTAACGCCATCTGGATATGAATTACTGATACATACAGATTGCTTCGTAACATATTGAATATGCATGTTAACGGATTTTAACAAATAGGGGGTTGTAGACCCTTCAACACGACAACGAGAATCTCCCATAGGAACTCTTTCGAGATTTTCTTTACCAATCGTAAACTTAATTCTTGCATGTACCGTTTGAAAACAAGTGCCTTTGTCTGTTCCAGATTCACCATACAACAAAGGCACAACATCGCCTGGATATCCAGGCGAAGTAAGTTCGTCCGTGTTCACCATCGAGATGGGTGTCGAAGTTCCCATCGGAGTCTGCGGAGTAGTTGGAGTCTCCATTGGGGTCTGTGGAGTAGTTGGAGTCTCCATTGGGGTCTGTGGAGTAGTTGGTGTCGCAGGTGGCGGACTAGCAGGCACACTTGCGGGTGGAGTCGCAGGTGGTGGTGTGTAGTTGTTTTGATTTCCTCCAGTATGGTATGGCATCTAATTACAGTCCCGACAATTGGTCTATGATTTCTGAAATTCCTTGTCCAGATTGTTTTCCTAAAGCATCCTGCATGTTGTTCACTGCTCCCTTTAAAGAAGAAGTTGCTAACATATCATTAAAAAGGTAATTTGAAAAACAATCATCCTCATCCTGCATCGAATTCATTATACCGATTGCTGAACTATGATTTGACACATAGTTAAGTGCCTCGGCAAATGCTGAATCATCCGAATTTATGAATGATGTAATATTACTTGCATGTTCATTTAACACATTAGTTGCAGATGTGAGTTTTCCTGCCAAATCAAAACCACCAGAAGTAAGTTGCCCAAGTCCAACACCCTCTGGTAAAATATCAGAAGTAATTGAAGTTAATTGACTACTCACACCGCTAAACATTTCTCCTGCATTCTTTTGTAAACTTCCGTATATGTCTGTAAATCCTCCACCAAGACTGCCTTCCATTTGCTGTTTGATATGAGAATACGATTTTGCAATTGCAAATCTTTGACCAAACTCTTGTAGATTTTCTACACCCACTCCAGATATTCTATCTACATGGGTTTTATAATTCATAATATTTCCCTGAAGGTCTTGAACACTTGAATATAAACTATTCACTTGGTTTGCTAAAGCAGGTTGTCCACTTGCTTGTAATAGTTGACCCACAGAACCCAATCGCTCTAGTGCGTTTGAAGCATCTGTGTCGAACATTGAAAATTCATTTTGGAAAGGATTCATCAATCCACCACCACTAAGAATAGTATTAATTACTTCCTTCTGTTCGGGAATTAACTGACTGATACTTTCTTCTAAAGTATCACAATCTGTTGGAAATATAAATTCTCTTGCCATATTTTAACTCCTATCCCGCAAAAACATTTCCTGAACCAGTACTTGTATGACCGCATGATGCACTGTCACCCTGTCTACAAACAGGAATCCCCTGAGCAAATACTGTGCTTGATGCTCCTACCATAATTGGACTGCTGTGTGGGGGAAGACCGTGTCCCGCAACAGGTCCTCCTAAAACCTGTGCAGGCGCTCCGTTCACAAAGACAGTTGTGTTTCCTCCTCCCAACTGCATACCTCCTGCTGTATCTGTTCCTACTCTTGCGATTCCTGGCATCGTTTTCTCCTTAAATAACCCCACCACCAACAGGTGGTTCACTAATGGTGTTCTGTCTTGGAATAGAGTTTGGTGGTTCTTGAACACCGGCACCAGAGTTTAAATATATGTTACCGTCTGCTTGAATTCGAAACTCACCTGCAAGTTTCCCAACACAATTCCCACCAGATATTGCAAAATCAACCAACCCTTCTTGGTCTCGAAGAAAGATACCATCTTGTGATTTTATAAAAGTGGTCTTATCACAATTTGTTGTTAAAAGTCCCTTTACATTTATCCTCGCATCTTCATCCACTGTTGCTGTTAAGTTTTTATGAATGTTTGCCGTAACATCACCGTCTACCTCGATGTCACTATTGCCCTTGACGAAAAATGTAGAATTGCCTTCTACAGTAACATTTACATTCCCTTGAATGTTAACATTCTTATCCCTGACAACAATCTCATAATCATCACCAACAACCTTTGTTACCCTTGAACCATCTGGATGAATCTCTTCGAATGTTCCTGATTTATGATAAGTATGAATTCGTTCTGCTTCGGGAGTATCATCAAACTCTTGAACATGTCCCGATTCAGTTGTATATACTTGATTGAGAGGATACTCCGCCGCATAAGGAACTTCAGGTTCAGACCATTTGTTGGTTTTTTCACCATCACTGTTCACATTGTTAGCAATCTCTACCTCTTCGATTCTGCTTTCTTCTTTAGAAACAACAATTGTTTCTTCCTTTATTCCTCTAGCAAGTCGATGTGTGTCTGGTTCGTCTGTCTCTTTTGGATATACTCCACTTGGGTCATTGAATCCCAGTTCTGTGTTTGCCTTTTCGGTGGGGATACCACCAATCGAACCAAAGATAACTGGTTGTTGTGCATCTTTACCATCTCGAAAGAATCCAACAACATGTGTACCCATAACCAAACCAGTTGGTGAATTACCAACACCACTAATCGAGGCATCTGTTATCGGTTGTATTGGATGTGCCCAAGGCAACTCTTCAGTTGGAATGTCTTGTTTATTTGAGGAATGATATCCAAAAATTCTAACACGACAGCGGCCGAGTGCCAGAGGGTCTAAAACATCCTCCACAACTCCGTGAAACCAAATAAAACCATCTTTTCCGAGATACTCACTCATTTGTTATTGTTTATATCCTTTTCTTCCATCCACTCTTTTGCCCACTCTTCCCATTCTTTAAGTTCCTCTTCTGTATAGTCTTTATTGGTTGATTTTTTATCAACCTCTTCTTTGAATTTACGATAGTCCGAATGTTCGTCAAACTTTATGTAACGCATTTCATCTCTCCTTTATATAAATCTAAAAGCGTTAAGTGATAAATGTACTTTCATCGGGTATTGGTTTTGATAACGAGTCTCTTGATAATTCCAAAACCATTTCATGGGTTGGACCAACCCTATTTATTATGTGTTTGATGGAAGTCACCAAGAATCTTCCACTGATATTTGTGTCTGTTGCGGATTCAATTCTGTCATCGTGTATTTCAGATGTCGGGATACTCAAAGTAACAACATCACCCACTTTTCTTCTTGTGTCCCCCGCAACTCTAATTTTATGTTTTTGTAATGACATTTGTTCCATTAAAGATTTTCTGTGTAACAACCAATCTTCTTGGAAAAAGTTATCCTCTTCTGGTTCGGAGATTATATTTCCTTCAGAATCTCTTATTATATAAAGATGATTTTGTTTTGGTTTAAAGTGTATCATACTATCCGAGTGTGTGCTTAAAACATCATTTCTAGGAGGCATTAGTGGGTATTCATCTAAATGGTTTGCATTATTGAAATCCAAATTATAGGAATATGTGGTGGTGTCAAACTTCTTAAAGGTAATGTCGTGTGTTAGAAGAGTGGATGCCAACATACCTGTTTGAACATTTTCTAGTTTATCAACATATTTTTCATTTGAGTATTCAATGACATCTGGAATTGTCATTGCCAAATTTTTACCCGAACCAACATCTTGACGGTCACCAACAGATACAATATAATCCTCAAGGGACTCTCCCTGTGCTAGAGTGCTTAATGAAACATAATTGAACACACCATTGTCAGTAGATAAATTTTGAAACAAAACAAAATTTGCCTCTCTTTTACTTTCCTCTAGCGTCATGGTTCTTCTTGACAACCAATTGATACACTTAAATGGAGACCAGTATGGAGAAATGAATCTCATAAAGTTTCTGCTGTCTTCGATGTTTATGAGAGAACTAGGGAAGTATTCTTTCATAATCGTTGACACAATAGCAGAGGGTGTGCCATTAAATGACTTGCTACATTTTATATGAGAATCATGTAATAGTTCAGGAGATGCAAAATATAAAGTATATCCTTCATACTGAGGACCTTCTTGGTTGTTTAGTCTAGGAGAAGTTTTATAAACATCAAATGTATGCTTTATATACTTGTCGGTAACAGCAGGAGTTTTAAATGTTATTTCAATTTCTTCTTGACCTATAATTGGAAAATGACCAATAAAGTTTGCTCCATCCAGAATAAACAACTCTCCTTTTAAACAAGGAGCGAATAAATCTTCATATATGTGAACTTGGTCAAAAAGAGCAGAATGAAATAAAGAAAACTCAGCAGGCCGAGGGCCACCCAGTTTTGACCTTATGACGATATCTACAATCGTGACATCATTTGGTTTGACATAATCATCTAAAGGCATAATTTACACTCTATACTTAAAATTTTACTTTATTTTTCAATAGATTTTGAAACTCTAATAATACGGGTTGTAGATACTCTGGTTTTAGAATTCTTATAGAACGGATATCATCATTTTTATTCCACTCATACTCCTCATTTGATATTACATTTGTGAACGAAGGACTTCCGTTTACTCCCATGTAACTTGCTAATCTTGTTTCAGAAAATTTTGAAGCAGTAGTGGAGTGTGCGCCTGTGTGTCCAGTGTGACCCATTACAGCACCAGAAGATGTTGATAGCGGGTCAAGGTATTTTCTCTCTCCCTCAAGAGTAACACCTATGCCAGTTAAATAATCTTCTTCAAAGTGATGAAGTCCTTTTCGATTTGGTGTGATTCTCATAATCATTGCATAATTAAAACTACCATCTGCCTTTGCAACACCAACAAAATCTCCAGTGGCAAAACTTCCATGAACATCGTTAACTTCTAGTTTTGAGTATTGTCTGTCCCAATTGTGAACAAGTGCTTTACTTTTAATTCCACCTGTTCCTGTTACATCCGCATGA